GAACTTGAAGAAGAAATATTCTCCCTCCACCGCGCAGAACTTAAAAAGACCGAAGGTCAGGAAACCCTTGAAAATTTTGGCTATAAAATCACAATCAACCAGCCTATGACCTACAAACTCGATGATGCAAAATACAGAAAGCTGGCTGAAACACTCCCTGAAGATTTGCAGTTTCATAGAACCAAACTCGAGCTTGATAAAACAAAATATTCAGGATTACTTGTAATGTCTGCCAACCCAGGATTAAAAAAGTACATTAAGCAAATTCAGGATTGTGTTTCTGTAAAGCCGGGGAAAGTTTCTGTAAAAGTTGAGAAATTGGAGGAATGAAAAATGAAAATAGAAATAAAAAATAGATTTAACGGTAATATTATAATTGTTGGTGAATATGCTTCGGTTAAAGATGCTTTAGAAAAAAATCGTGGAGCCAACCTCCGTGGAGCCAACCTCTATGGAGCCAACCTCTATGGAGCCGACCTCCGTGGAGCCGACCTCCGTGGAGCCAACCTCTGTGGAGCCAACCTCTATGGAGCCGACCTCCGTGGAGCCGACCTCTATGGAGCCGACCTCTATGGAGCCAACCTCTATGGAGCCAACCTCTGTGGAGCCAACCTCCGTGGAGCCGACCTCCGTGGAGCCGACCTCCGTGGAGCCAACCTCTGTGGAACCAACCTCCGTGGAGCCAACCTCTGTGGAGCCAACCTCCGTGGAGCCAACCTCTATGGAGCCAACCTCTATGGAGCCGACCTCCGTGGAGCCGACCTCTATGGAGCCGACCTCTATGGAGCCAACCTCCGTGGAGCCGACCTCCGTGGAGCCAACCTCTGTGGAACCAATCTCCGTGGAGCCAACCTCTGTGGAGCCGAAAACATAAATCTACCTATCGTAACAATAATAGGCTCAAGGCATACATTTCAATTTTTAAATGATATAATTAAAATAGGATGTCACGAATATTCTATTGATTATTGGCTTGAAAATTATAAAACTATTGGAAAATCCGAAAATTATACAGAGGCACAAATCAAAGAATATGGAAAGTATATAATGATGATTAAAAATTTAAAGGAGATCGAAAAATGAATAACGATGGCGGCCCGGCATTCCCACAAATACTGGGAGAACGATATGAACCCATGAGCACTGAGGGCATGTCTCTCCGTGATTATTTCGCCGCAAAAGCTATGAATGGGTTGATACAATACCGATTTGCAAATGATAGGTATCATGGTGATTTAAAACACTGCGTATTTGATGCTTATGAAATAGCCGATGCAATGTTAAAAGCAAGAGAAGAATAAAAAGTATGATTATTTATAAAGCTGAAAATAAAATAACTGGCGAAGTATATATTGGTAAAACAATAAAGACTTTGCATGTCAGGAAAAATCAACATATAAATGATTCTAAAAGAGGTTCAAATTATAGATTCCATAAAGCATTAAATAAATATGGAGTAGATAGTTTTGAATGGATTATTCTTTGTGAAATTGAATCAAATTCAAAATTGAACTTACTTGAAATGTTTTATATTTCAGCTTATAAAAGAATGACTTCTCTTTATAATTTAACGGATGGCGGCGAGGGGAATTTAGGATGGGACCCACCCGAAGAAACCAGAAATAAAATTGGATTGGCAAATAGCAAAAGAATAATATCTGACAAAACCCGGGAAAAATTATCCGAAGCGGGCAAAGGCCGGAAACACACAGAAGAGGCAAAAAAGAAAATAGGATTAATCCATAAAGGGAAAAAACTTACAGAAGAAGCAAAGAAAAAAATCGGCGAAGCAAATAGTAAATATATCAGAGATGATAATTACAGAAAAAAGATGAGCGAGGTTAAAAAGGGTGAAAAAAGATCAGAAGAAACAAGACTTAAAATAAGCATCGCAAAAAAATTATACTGGAAGAACAAAAAGGAGGAAAATAATGTTTGATGCCAGAAGTATAAGAAGAGGGAAAGAAAATGTTCCTCGTAAATTGATAATCTATGGCGAAAGCAAAATCGGGAAAAGCACTTTAGCAGCTGCTGCTCCTGAATCTTTGCTGATCGCTCTGGAAGATCGGGTTCGTCATATTGACACATCTAAAACGGAAGTTCTTAAAACTTTTGAAGAAGTAATGGAAGTTTTTGAGTATCTTATGTCAGGGACTTCTTTTCGCACCGTAGTAATTGATTCTGTGGATTGGCTCCAGCCCCTTCTGCATGAATATATTTGCAGAAAGAAAAACTTTAAGTCTCTTTATGACGACAATAATAAAGAGACTAATTTCGGGCGCGGCATAAAAGTTCATGCCTGTGACGGATGGAAAATGTTTTTACAGAATTGTGATCTTCTTAGAATCGAGCAAAATATGAATATAGTTCTTGTTGCTCATTCGATGATAGAAAAAATCAGCCCTCCGGATTCGGACGCATTTGACAGATACACGCTTGCAAAACTTGATAAAAGTGAAACGGCTATTTTGCTTGAATGGTGTGATATCTGCGCTTTTTATAATCGCGAAAAAGTGATTAAAAAAGAGGATGCAGGCTTCGGCAAAAAACAGGGCAAAGCTCTTAATGTAGACGGGAATAGAGTTCTTAATTTGCAGGCGACTTCTCCCGCGTGGATTAGTGGGAATAGTTATGATCTTCCTGATTGCATCGTCACTCTTGAAGATGCTCCGGAAATTATGAAGTTTATCCTCAATTTTGAGGGTGAAGAAAACAAAAAAGAAACTAAAAAGAAAAAAGGAGAATAAAAATGGCACAACTAAACTATGTACCAGATGCAACGGACCAGTACCAGGGATTCGAGCCGCTCCCCGCAGGAGAATATAAAGTCCAGATCACGGACTCTGATATTGTAACGCCCAAAAGCGGGAACGGTTCAATGATAAAATTCACATATGAGGTTATTGCTGACCCGCAGTTTGATGGCAGGAAAATTTTTGACAATATTATCATCGAACATTCAAGCGTTGACGCCGAAAGGATCGGGAAACAGAAACTGAATACGATTTGTGCGCTGACCGGTGTTAAATCTCTGAAAGATACCGCACAACTTCATGGAAAAGCAATGGCACTTCTCATCTCGGTGAAAGATAATCAGGGAGAAAAGCAGAACGTCATTAAAAAATATCTGCCATTTAATGACAGGGAACAGGAAGACGCAGACCCGGAAGAATCAAGTTCGAGTTTCACAAAAAATAAAAAACCATCATTTGTAAAACAATAAGCAAAGAGCGGGGAGACTGCCGCCGGGTTCATGGCCCGGCTTTGCAAAGAAAAAAAATAAGAAGGAGAGTTCTAAGATGAAAATAACAAATTCAATGCGAGAAAAAATTGAGAGCAAAATCAAAAAAGAATTATTGAGTCCTGAAGAAATAAAAAGAATAGAGTCTGAAATCGGCTCAGATCTCAGAAAAATAATTGAACCTACAATTGAGAAGGGATGGGAGAAATATAAGAAATATATGAGAATTTCATCTTCCATGTATCTCAGATATGCGCCTTCAGAAACAGACGGATATTATCCTTGTGAGGATTATCCAGATTTCGGAATTCAGGATACTTTTAATTTTAAAGAATTACCGAAAGATATCCAAAAAAAAATACAGGATTATTCAGATAAACTTCTTGAAGTTAACAAGAAAATATCTGAAATCAAAAAGATACTTCTTTCATGTAATACCACAAAACAACTTTTTGATTTAGTTCCTGAGTTTGAAAAATATATAGAAATAGATAAAACTTTAAATCTTCCCGTACCCATAGAAATGATAAACGGGGTTAAAAATACATTAAGCTCAATGAAAGGATAATAACCAATGAAAATAATAAACGTCTTTTACAAAAAACAAAAAACATTCATTCGTGAAATAGCAAAGAGCATTTAAGGTGCCGCCGGGTTCATGGCCCGGCTTTGCAAATTAAAAAAACAAAAGGAGAGATAAAGAAATGAGTTTTAGAAAATTAACCGAGATGTGCGACAAAAATATACGGGAACAAATCGGAGAATTTTATTTTATATCTAAAAGCCGTATGGATAATTTTTTAACGTGTTTAGAAAGTGGAGCGAAAAGGATATCAGAGATGTCTGATATAATAGCAGACCAACAAGAACAAATTAAAAATTTACAAAATGAATTATTAAATAAAGAATTAAACGAAAAGGAATAATCTATGAGAATAATAAATATCAGTACCGGATTAAAAAATCTTTACCAGATGGCTACAAAACGAAGGCCGAAAGCGGAATGTAATACCACAGCTGCGAGTATGGGAATTTATTATACCGGGCATATAATGCCCGCGGCATACGAGCAGATGCCGGATTATCTCATGGATATTTTAAATAGCCCTGAAGGATGGGAGTATCTTAATAAAAAATTCCCCGGAGCAAAATATAACCCGTGGAATTCATCTGTCTGCATCGCATGGGCGGTGAACAAAGTAATCGGGAACGAAATCTGTATAGTTAAAGAATCGACTTTCCCAGAGATTGTGGAACATGTAAAATCCGGTGGGGCAGTTATAATCGGCGGGGGTTTTCTTTCCGGCGGAACGTCCGGTCATTTTGTCTGCATAGTAGGGTTTAAGTTCGCAGATGATACAAGTATAACAGATGTCCTTGTTGATGATCCTTACGGGAATTATAACACGCATTACAAAGACCATTTTGATGGGAATGACATTGTTTTTCCAGTTGCTGAATTTATCAAGCTGACTTTCGGGAAATCAAAGACAAAAACTGTACAACTATATTTCAGGGAGGTGTAAAAGATGAATTTAAAAGAAAAAATTATTAAGTTGGCTTTAATCGCAGAAAAAAGAAAATGCCAACTATATTATGAATTTGATCTATCGGGAGAGGTTAAATATATAGTTATTTTAGAGAATCAGAAACAAGTAGCTATTTTGAATTTTACAAATAATCCGTTAATTGAAGTGTTTTTTAATTATGAAAATCCAAAAATAAGAACAGATGTTTATGTTTTTATTACTCAAATAGTGAATGAATTTAAAATGGTATCACAATGACAGACATATCACAGTATATTGATAACGACATGACGTTACGGGCGATGTCAGAGGAGATTATAAAGGCCTCTACTAAAAAACCACGGAATTATTTAGGTATGTCAGAGATCGGCGAACAGTGCTGGAGGATGCTATGGTATAGATTTCGAAATGTTATAGAAGAAACTCTGACATTGAAATCATTATTGGCAATCGAAGACGGGTATAAACAGGAAGATATTATGGCCGCACGTCTCCGATTAGTCCCTGGGGTAAAACTTGAAACCGAAGACCCGGAGACTGGTGAACAGTTCGGAGTAAAACTCATCGGCGGTCATTTCGCCGGACATCTTGACGGAAAAATTATCGGAATTTATGAAAGTCCAAAAACACTGCATATATGGGAAAATAAAGCAGTAAATGAGAAGAAGTTTGAGAGCCTGAAAAAATTGATTTTATCCGAAGGAGAGAAGCAGGCTCTTGCATTATGGGATGAAACTTATTATGCTCAGTCTGTAATTTACATGAAAGCCTTTAAACTCACCCGGCATTATATGACGGTTGAATCACCCGGAGGGCGGGATTATACATCATGCCGGACTGAAGCAAATAATAAAGATGCAGTATCTTTAATCGCAAAAGCTGAAACTATAATCAAGGCAGACAGGCCACCACAGCGATTATCAGAAAATCGGAGCTTTTATAAATGCGGATGGTGCAGGATGAAAGAAATCTGTTTTGACAATAAAGTGCCCGCTGTAAACTGCCGAACGTGTGCTTTTTCAGAGCCGATTATTGATGATAAAATTATGAACGCAACCTGGAAATGTTATAAAAAGAATATTGATTTTGCAGGCCAGGGTGAAGTTTGCGAGGAACATCTGTTTTTGAATACATTGGTTCCTTTTAAAACAGTTGCAGCAGATGAAGGAGTGCCAAACTGGATTAAATATGCACTGCCGACTGGAGAAAGTTTCTGCAATATCAATTCAAAGAGCAAGGCAAAAGGACACACATCAAATCAGCTTTACGACATGGAATATTTTGAACTTGCTATGAAAACAGATAACAAGAATTTTCAGGCCATACAGAAAGATAAAGAAGAGACTAAGAAAATTAAGGGATTAATATGAATATTCAAGAGTGGCTTGAAGCTGGAAAACCGTGGAATGTTATTTTACATGGCGATTGCATGGATTTAATGAAGCATTTTAATGATAAGGAAATACCTCTCTGTATCACTGATCCTCCCTATGGGATAGGAGATTTTAATCAATCGGCAAGTAGAAACTTCCATAAAAAAATTGAATGGAATAATGAAATACCGACAGAAGAATATTTTAATGAATTATATAGAATAAGTAAAAATAGAATAATATGGGGTGCTAACTATTATGGGAAATATATAATTGAAACAGGAAGAATAATACATGATAAAGTTGCAAATACAGGTCAGCAATTAAAAGAACTTTCTGATGCTGATATTGCAAGTCATTCTTTCGGTGTAAATATAAAAATATTCCGATATGGTTGGCGTGGAAATGTTCAAGGTAATACAATAAATTGGAAAAATACAGGGGAAGATGCGAGATGTCATCCATGTCAAAAACCTATTGCCCTTTATCGCTGGCTATTACAGAACTACGCAAAGCCCGGAGACAAGATAATAGATACGCATTCCGGCAGTGGTTCGCTGGCCTGTGCTTGTCACCTTGAAAAGTTTGAATTTTTAGCAATTGAAAAAGACGAAGATTATTATAAATCAAGCTGCGAACGGCTCGAAACTTTACGGAGTCAGGGGGTT